ATGGCATTTCAATCATTTTTAAGTGACACATATTGTAGTTCTTGGAAAAATTCGCTAAATACACTAGGGGGAGAAATTATTTATGATATATTAGAGAACCCAAATAATCAAAAATTAATGGAGTTTTACAATACAAATGGTATTCCTCCTTTATGTTCACAAATAATGCGTATTGAAGCGTTGTTTGATTTAGGGTTATTACATGGTGTTGATTTAAACATTGATCATGTAAAACAGGGTATTGGGGCAATGTTGTGGCCAATTTTTGGAAGAAACGGATTTACAAAAACAAAAATAGTGCCATTTCCTGGGTGCTATAAGTATTTCCAAAACGCTTCTATTTTTTTAAAATGAGGAGTAAATAATTAAATTCAGAAAGTACTGGTCATTAGTTTAACAGTTCGTGATACCACGGCAGGATGCTATCCCCAGGATATCCTATATTTTGCACACGGGGGTGTGCAAAATCCGGCTTATCGTTGCAGTGTATCAAATACAGGGTAGGGTTGGAGGGAAAAGAGTCCACTTTAATACAATGTAACAAAGGGTGTGCATTGCCAAAACCCCACAGTATAAGGCTTTTTGAGAAAGACCAATCGGAGGTCTTATTTTTTTGCCCTCTTGCCGGAGAGCAAATCCTCAAAAATTGGGTGCGGGTCACAGCGGATTTTGCATACGGTATTAACGATAGCTTTGGGGTATCGTTGCAAGGTTTAATGTTGTAACGATTGAAAAGACGGAAAATGCTCACATAATTCACAGTAATTTCACGCTGCTTATCGGCAGCGAAAATCTCAAATAGTATTGACAAAAAGCAGCGGAAGTGCTATAATAATTCAAGAGGTGAGAATATGTCCAACTTAGGTCAGCTTATCAAAGAAAAAAGAGAGTCCGTTGGGCTGTCTCAGAAAAAGTTAGGAAAAGCCTGTCATTTAAGTGACAGCGAGATTATGAAGATAGAAAATGGTGTACGCCAAAAACCAAATTGGGAAAACTTGTGCAGGATTGCGCAAGCACTTGATTTTCATCCATTTGACCTTCTGCTTGCGGCAGGGTATATTTCCGAAAACGATATTCATCCAAGCTCACAACTTCGAGGCGTAGAAAATTTGGATGACAAAGAAATTGAATATTTACAGTTATTTATCGATTTTATGTTATCGAGAAAATGCGTGGATGAGGATTTAGAAGGAGGTAGCAACAATGCCATTTAGGTTAGGAGAATTATTCTGCGGTCCCGGCGGCATCGCCTGGGGTGCGACTCATGCGGATATTGGTGACCCGGAATTTAGAATTGTCCATCAGTGGGCAAACGATTATGATGCCAGCACTTGTGAAACATATCGGCATAATATTTGTCCGAATGCACCGCAGACGGTTTATCATGAAGATATACGTAAATTTGATATGGGCAAGTTGGCACCAATTGATGCCCTGGCTTTCGGCTTCCCATGCAACGATTACAGTGTGGTCGGAGAACAGAAAGGCATGGACGGTGTATATGGTCCATTATATTCGTATGGTGTGAAAGCACTCAAAAAATTTCAGCCGCAGTGGTTTTTGGCAGAAAATGTTGGCGGACTTAGAAACGCCAATGAGGGAAAAGCATTTACAAAGATATTAGCTGAGCTTCGCAATGCGGGATATACCATTACACCGCATCTGTATAAGTTTGAGGAATATGGCATTCCGCAGGCGAGACACAGATTGATTATTGTTGGCATCAGAAATGATATTGCCAAGAACGTAACATATCGAGTCCCTTCGACAGAACCATATAAGGATATTGATAATACTTGCAAGACAGCTATTGAAGTTCCGCCGATTCCGGCAGATGCTTTCAATAATGAAGCGACCAAACAGTCCCAAACGGTAATTGACCGTCTAAACCATATTCTTCCTGGGCAGAATGCTTTTACAGCTGATTTGCCGGAAGAGCTGCGGCTGAACATAAAGGGAGCAAGAATCAGCCAAATATATAAACGGCTTGATCCTGATAAACCCTCTTACACTGTAACAGGAAGCGGCGGTGGTGGTACGCATATTTATCACTGGGCAGAACCGAGGGCGTTGACAAACAGAGAAAGGGCGCGGCTCCAAACTTTCCCAGATACCTATGAATTTTTAGGAAATAAAGAGAGTGTTCGCAAGCAAATTGGAATGGCAGTTCCCTGCCGTGGTGCCCAAATTATTTTTGAAGCCATTCTTAGGTCTTTCGCTGGAATAGATTACCCGTCAATTGATGCTAATATAGATGAATAATAAAATGCCGGAACAGCCTGTTGGCTAAGCTCCGGCATTTTTTGTATTTGCAGAGATGATTTTTTCATAGAGCTGCTGCAGATTTTCCTCTGCAACAGCTTTTTTTAGTTGGCACTCCCATATAACCAGGACTTGCCATCCTTGCGCTTCAAGTTTTTTCTGACTTTCTTTGTCACGCTCGACATTTCTGTCTATTTTATTATGCCAATATTCTTCATTAGAAGATGGCCATACAAATCTTCCGCAGTCATGGTGATGCCAAAAACACCCATTGATAAACACAACAGTTTTATATTTTTTCAAAACGATATCTGGACACCCAGGCAATTTTCGCACATTTTTTCTATAGCGGAGACCACGTGAGAATAAGTACTTTCTGACGCACTCTTCCGGTTTAGTATTAGTACTGCGAATATGAGACATATTTTTGCTTCTGATTTCCTTGGAATGATTATCAGCCATTTCTTTGTCTCTTACTGCTTGGGGAGAAATCCATATAATACTGTTCGTCATCAATTTTGTAGAATGTGACATCGGTTCGGCCGTAAGCCATAAGATCACTGGTATGTACATAGGCACCATTCGCAAGACCTAAACGATTTCTGAAGTATTCTCCAAGCAGTGCATTGCTGGCTGGAGTTGTGATAGCCTTGTCATTTTGCTGTTCAACTCTGAGTTGCAAAGCGTGATGGTCATCTGTAACTACTAGAAAATGCTGCTCGTTTAGAGGAAAAAATCCAGACTTGGCAATTTTGCGCGGAAGAGGAATGTATGCCTCGTTCTTGTTTCGACCTTTTCTCTGCCCCCAATTTAATCCCGATTTCTTGCCCGGTTCTCCAGTTTTCTTGACAATGAGTGGCAGTCTGACAAAATTTTCTGGATGCTTGTCATTAGAGGCCAATGTCTGAGAGGCAGAAGGTCGGACAACAATATAATCATCTACTTCTGCGTGGGTGCAATATATGGATCTGTTAACAGCCGCCTCATAAATTTTATATGCGTAAGCCGCACTTCTCTCTACGAGTGATCCACTTCTTTTCCTCAGCAAAGATGACTGAGTGAAATCATATGAGCAGGAAAACGCCTGCACTGGAGTGTCCTCGTTCAGCCAAATGAAGAGGTTGTTTTTGGAAGAAGGCTCTTCATGCATATAGCTGCAAGAAAAACGGCTCGCATATTCAGCGAGTGCGTGCTTATGCAGGTCTCGAAAGCTATTGTGTGAAGCATCATCAATTCCGTTGTCCATTACGGATTCTATAATCAAATCGACTGTTATATCCGTGATGCCTTGTTCCTCATAGCTTTTCAAAAGCCATGAGGCCATACTTGGAGTGGCATATGCGGATAGGATGCACAAGTGATTGGCTCCTTTAAGCACGGGCTCAAATAAAATTGTTTTTGCAGCACTGTCGGAAAATAAATAATCCATAGGCGTTAGTTCTCCTTTTCGATAACATCATAGTACATAGTGCCGTCTGGCAGTTTGATGTTCGGAACCCACATCTGTTTGCCATTCCAGCCTTTTGTCCCCGTCACTTGGTACATTGTAAGCACAACCTTGTCCGTAAATGAAGCGCCGAGCTGCCAGTCGTTCGGAGAAAGCAATGCACCAGTGCCTTGTGCAACATTTCTTCCCCTGCGGGCAATCAGGATTCCCTGGGCGGTAGGCTGTTCTGCTAAAATAGTATCCAATATAGATTGAAAAGCCTGAAGTTTGAAATCCGGGCTTGGGAGGATATGCGCTAATGCCTCTTTTATAAATCGCAAACTGACTTGATAATATGGTTCAGCATCAGAAAAAGGCTCCAGCAGTTTGCTCAATTCTTCGATAGAATCATTGTCAGGATAAAAAGGATAGTAGTTGGTTCCTCCAGATATAATTTCCACATGATCATTATCAAGGACATTTTTTCTGGTCGGGTTTAGGCCATTCGGATAATACAATTTAATATCATCGATACCGCGTTCAATTTGCGCAATGATTGAGTTGTTTGTAGCATTTATATCTGCGAACAGCTTATAGAGGTTTTCTTCAATAAAAATCATCATCATTCCAGGATCGCGGTCATAGCCAAACATTCGGCTGTGCTGCCACATTGTGTCTGCCTGTGGCTTCTTGCTTGTTCGAGTGTAATAAATTGTTTGAAGCCCTGGGAATGTTACGCCTCTGCCCAGTGTGTTGCCTCCAACAATAAAATTGCATCCTTCAGAATAGTCTGAACTGTCGATATCAGATTTCCCATTCATAACCAGAATTTTGATATGGTTCTCGGATAATAAGCCTGCCGCAACACTGTAGATAGTATCATATGAGAGCTTTTCCGTCTTTGCTGGATTGAAGTTGTTATACTGTACTTCCAACTCGACTTTGAAATCTCCATTAAGATTCTCGCGGCACCAGGACAACTCTTTGGAAATTTCATCTGCATATCTTTTGTGCGCCGCTACACGTACACTGGGATGGAATAGGCAGTTTGATACCTTTCCTCCGGGGGCGAGTATTTGTGCGGTGACAGCCAGATGCCGCATTACTACATTTCGTGTGGGCTCCTTCATAGTGTCTAAAAAAGAAATACAGTCAGGGACTTTAGAAACAGGGAAAAAGAAGTCTCCGCCAAGGTAGGCATCGCCTGGCTGAAAATAGTACGTGAAATAAGGATGCCATCCGGATGCAATTGTTTGAAGAAAAATGGCCTGTGGTGTCCCAGTAACCTGCAGGTAAAGACTGCTTGAAGCTCCATTTTTAATTATATCAAGGTATTTGTTTATAGAGGATTGGCGGTCACGGTTAACCAAGGTGTTCAGTGAAGCCGCATCAGCCTCGTCATCAATAACAAACAGAGGGTTTCCCTTCATAAAGCCAGTTGAATTTAGTATGTTTGCCCATAATTTCAAGATGCGCACATTCTTTTTCAATACAATAATGGCAGGCTCTATCAGACTGTTGTCGGTAAAAAGTCGTGCATCATTTTCACCGCAGATGCAGAATCCCTCTAAATCTGACTTTACACGATCTAAAGTCTGTTGCTGAAGTACAACATTGTCTGTTGTCAGCAGAATAAAAACAGGGAATCCCAGATCTGCGGCCTTGCACATAATGCCGAACATTTGCCCTGTTTTTCCAGACTGCACATTTCCAAACAGCAATCCGATTTCATGGCTTGTAAAAGAAAAATTCTTGATATGTTTATTGCCAACATCGTCAGCGGTCTTTGAGATTGATTCAGCCAGCTTAACATTGCCGCGGTCGGTAATTTTCTTTAAGTATGTTTTTAGATATTGCATAGCAGTCACCTTTCTTCGTCATCGTTCCCAGTGAAAGAAAGCATCCATACATCCAGAGGGGTGCCATCTTCATCTAAAGCAGTCTGTCCTGTTTTCTTAAACAGAAGTCGGTCAGAACCGTATTCCTGGAGCATTTCCTGAGTAATCATTCCGTTTCTGTCAGTATCCTCTAAAGTGTTATTGACTGGAGTAACTATTCCAGCCGCCGCCAAGCGCCCCTTCAGCCATCTGCCCATAATCAATTCATCGCCAACAGCGCTAAATTGTTTATTGTTATCGCTGGTAGTATGGGCCTTAAACCAATAGCCATCATCGGTTACAACAAAAAATGGCTTGTTCTTTTCGGGATATCCTTCCATACGGTAAATATCAGCACCAACAGTCAGTTGAGTTTCGTACCAGTCACGCGCTTTACGCTTGCTCCGAGGGGCGGCATAACAGACATTGATATTTGATTTGGTGTAGTGCTTTCCATCATCAATGTGCCGTTCAGCTGCGCTTGGGACTTTCAGCTGAAGGAAAAAGGAAACATATGCTCTGCATCGTTCGTAAAAATCGACATTCGATTGTGGAACAGATGTGACGAGTTCAACACCATTCAGGGATGTATTGGTTTCACGGACGAGCGGCATTCCTATAATATCTGCAATGTTTGCGGAACAGGATGGTTGATTGAGCTGCTCAATATGGGAAGCAATCTCTGTAGCCTCATCGATGTCTGTGGTAAGTGCAGAGATTTCATATTGTCTGCGATTGGTTGCCTCAAGCTTTATTGCGCCAAGATTGGCAGAGCCTAATATAGCAGACATTGGTCTGCCGTCCTTATAAAAACAATACAGCTTTCCGTGGTATTTGAATGATTTAACAATTCTGATTTCTCCTATTCCAGCTGACTGCCACTTCTTGTTTAATTTCATAGCAGTGTGGTATGCACCCTCCGGCATTCCTTCAATATAATACATACCAATGGTCAGGCAGATATGGCGAATTTCATATTGCTGAATCAAAGAGTCAAGTTCCATTATGGATGCATTGGATGTGTATCCAACAGCAATATCTACACGGTCAGCTTTAGACAGCTGTTCACGAAAGCAGTCAATGATAGTGGTTTGGTTTTCATCAGTGCCAAGAGGCAGGATATTTGAGTATAATAGCTGCATAATATTCCTCCGTTAATCTTTAATCGTTTCCATGATGTCTTCAAGAGTGCAGTCTAAAGCACTGCATATTTTTAGAAGAACATCGGTAGTGATGTTTTCGCCTTTCCCAAGTTTTGCAACAGAAGCTGAACTGATTCCGGCTGCATCCTGGAGATCCTTTCTTTTCATATCTTTGTCAATTAATAATTTCCATAATTTGTTATAGCTTATTTTCATTGTTTTACCCCTTGGTTAGCGGAAGACATCGAAGAAGTCATCGCCAACAGAATCATGTCTGTCTAAAAGTTCAGTAAGATATTCACGAGCTGCTAAGAATTCAGCTTTGAGTGGGAAATCATCATTTTCGAGGAGTGCAATAATGTCTTCATAGAGATCGGGACGATCTAACACCTCGGAAATTTTGAGTTCATAATTTCGACCAACTATATCAGGCTCGCCAAATCGATCCTTATAATCCCAGGGAACTTCGTCTATATCAATTAAGGAATCTGTATCTAAATCCTCATCATGATAATCTTCATCAAGATAGACCCATTCATTGGTAATAAACCTTTCATCAACTGGGAGATCGTCTTTTGTTATGAAGGCATCTATACCTTGTGCATGAATAATGAAACCGTACAAAAATGATTCAGGCTCATTTTCTTCACAACCGTTAGTATCTCCGTCTTCGTAAAAAAGAATAGGATACATTTTACGGAGGAATGTGTAGTAGCCGTCTGCCTTATCACATTCAGCGAACAGCGAGGTCAGGAATGGCTCAAATATATACTCCTCAATTTTTTCTGGGATCATATCATACAACATATTAAATGTTCTGTCTGTATAACTGCGGTGCCCTTTGTCTTCAAAAAAATCTCCAGTGTATTTAAGCGTTTTATCCTTTTGTTTTGAAAAGAATAATGCACAAAAATACTCCTGAAAAGAGCGATGTGTAAAATGGTATTTGCCGCCTTCGTAAAACATGAGGCACATATTCTCGACAAGATCATCCCTGAAATCGGACGCTGTAAGGCTATGAGGACCTTTATCGTGTTCATTCAGCGAATTGAAGTATTTATCGAATTCAACCTCCGTAAATTCAAACTTCTCATCGCGATAGCTTCTCGCACAAAACTCTGCGAAATAATCAGCAAATCGATCGGCAGTCAGACCTGTCTTTAGAACTCGTTTATAAGCCCCCTTGCTTGCATCGTGCTTTTGCGAGAGTGCAACATAGGCTTCTCTGTAAAAAATATGCATTTTTGACGGGATTTCAGCAAACTGCTCATAAGTCATCAGCATAATCGTAAGGAGCAGAGGATTTTGCGTAAATTCCCGGTGGGTGACAAAAAGTGTATTCTGCAGTTCGGCTCGGAATTTTTCTTTTATTATAGGTTCATCCGGACGAAAGTCGAGATTGTCAATCAATGTAATGGCCTGTTCTTTCGTAAATGGGCATAAATCAAGAACAGTGAACCTGTGGAGCGAAACAAAAGAACCTATCGGGCGGGATGAAATAACATACATATTTTCGGTATATTTATCTACAAATTCATCAAGATCGCGTTCGAATTTTTTCCTGACAGTGGACTTGATTTCATCCAACCCATCAAATAAGAGCAAGCAGTTTCCATTTTCTAACAGTTCTGCAAAATCGTCAGGGTCACTGCAGCCACCCAGCATTTCAAATTTCTCATAAGTATAGTCAAAGAGACTGTCATAGGCTTCACTGTAGTCCTTTAACGGAACAAATATGGGGATTTGCTCCGACTCATCAAAACGTTCTATAGCATCAAGAAGCAGATGCCGCATCATCATTGATTTACCCAAACCTCCGGTGCCTGAAATTAGCACAAAATTTGAACAATCACGTAGCGTTTCAGCTGTGGCATCGGAGATGGTTTTTGTCCGGTATGTATATTTCTTGACAGGTATTTTTTGTGTAATATTATTGCAAACGTAAAAAGATTTAAAGTCTCTCGGTGCATCACTGTAAAGCAATGTTTTCATGGTGCTGTACTTGTGATATGCATTTTCAAGGTATTCCTCAAAGTCACCTGTGGACATGACATCCTTTGGAACAAGCAACCAAGGTGCATCACCTATAAGTTCAGGTGCTATCCCATCAGGAAGAAGGATGGGAGCCATTCCGTCCGGAATATCATAAACACTTTTTTCTTGACGGTCATCTTCATTTTCCAAATTTCCCAAAGATACAAGATTGATTCGAAGATTCTTGTTCCACTCCAATCCTATATTACTTGTGAATTCCCACTTAGATTTAGGGGCAGCGGGACGAGCATGCCATTTTTCAAATGTGGATGCGCCAACAGTATTATCTGGTCGGTGCATCAAAATAAAGTGCCATATACCAAGAAGGAACGGCTGAAGTTCAATATTTCGTTCAGAAAGCAGGTGTGCTTTATCATAGGCCTGTCCGCCAGCCCCGGCAAATATTAATTCTTTGGTTATGCTTTCATCATAATTGATTACTTCTAAGATTGCACGGACGAGCCAACTGCCCAAGTTATCTTCATCGATAAAGACAGATGTAAACTGACACATTCTCTTCAAAAAATCATTATAATTTTCTTTGAAGGATGAATCAAAGCTTTGAATCAATTCTGTTCTGTCAAATGGCAGATATTCATTATAGGACAAGGCACATTTTTTATATGAGGATGTATAGGTTTTAAACGAATTCCCGGCTGGTAGTTTATGGTCAGGAAATACAGTGCGAATCAACCCTGCGAATAATTCACTGTCGCTTAATCCATCCCGTTCTCCGACAGCATTTTTTCTGGCGGCAGTTCTTTGCTTTCTTGCTCTCAGGAGGAGTACAAGAAATATACCACCACTAAGTGTATATTTTTTCTCTTCATCCATGATTTTGCTCCTATATTTCAAGTTTTGACGCTATTTACGCTATTAACACTATTGTCTATTTACACCAACGTTATTAACTATAAGTTATTCCTCAGAGAGAAATCTCTGGGGATTTTCTTTTTCTCGTAAGATTACTTTTTATTATAACACCTTTTCTGTGTTTTTACCAGAGGCAGAGAAGAAAAATCAAGCGAATGGAAAGAAAAAACCGTATGAGTAAAAATTCTCTTTATATCTAAAAAATCATATCTCATCGTCTGAGATGGCCATTAGGACGGCGGGATGCAATAAGAAATCCGAAACAGCGAATGCTGTGCGGAAATCTGATGCACCTACCGTAGTTCGTCATGCCCATTTCAGCATTCGGAGGCGGTGGAATCAGAATCCATCGGCTCTTTTTGCATCCTGCCGTACCTACCCACTTGGGCGGGAAAGGAACGAAGATGCAAAAGAAAGAAAATCTACAGACAAACAACAGTGAGAACAAGCAGTATTACATTCCAATGGAGGTAACAGCTGAAACCATTAAGGATTTCGGCATCAACCCGGCAGATGTGGTATGGGCGAAAATCGGCAACCGCAAAAAGCGTGTCATTATGATTGCGGCTACGGAAGAACAGTACAAGGCGTATATGCGTCCCCTGTGGTGTGAGGACAAGCGCCAGCAGAGACAGGAGCCGATGGCATCGCTGGACAAGATGTACGAGGAAAACGAATACGAAACCGCCGACACATCAGATCTGCTTGAGGCGGATGTTATGAAGAAAATGCTGATTGACGAACTGCACAAGGTACTGGACGGGTTGGAAGAAATTGACCGCACGATTATGGAAATGTATGGCACCAACCATAGTGAAGCCGAAATTGGACGGGTCATCGGCATGAGCCAGAAAGGTGTTAATAAACGCAAGCACCGGATTTTGCTGAAGCTAAAGACCCGACTGAAGAATTTTGAATAAGAAGTAATGTCTTTCCTGTTCCACCACGGCAGTATGTGATGGAACAGGTTTTTATATTTTTTTAGCAATTATGGTTCTTAAAATATCGGCAGACGTCCTTTTACTTGTAGAGGGGCAGGAAAGCCACTCGGAAGGGACGGTGTCAAACATGACAATCCGATGCAGATCAGGCACAAAAGCAAATGGCCGTCAGGAACTCGACCGTGAGTTATCTGATGTACTTATTGCAATCAGCGTGGTGTCACGGTGAATCGCTGACAGGTTTCTGGCAGTCAGCACAACTGAAAAAGTGAAGAGGGAAAGGAGACAATCCCAATGGGAAAAGAACACGAATTATCCATGCTCATTGATGAGCTCAAAAAATGTGGTGAAACATTGGTCGGCATTTCAGGGGAACTGGCTGGCTTTTTCAGCGGTGCGGATGCGGAAAAGCCGCCTGCAAAAAAGGCTGCTGCTAAGAAAAAAGCAGTCGGGGAACCTAAAGCCGGAGTACAGAAAGAAAAGGAACTCACACTTGAAGATGTCAGGGCTGTTTGTGCGGATAAGGCCCGCCAAGGCTATACCGCACAGGTCAAGGCAATTATTAATCAGCATGGTGTGGGAAGGCTGTCCGATGTAAACCCGGCAGAATACAAGACGCTGCTTGCGGAAGTGGAGGTACTTGGCAATGCCGGATAAACACGCAGTCTTATCAGCATCATCCAGTCACAGGTGGCTGCAATGCCCGCCATCGGCATTGCTGTGTGCTAAAGCGGGCGATACCACCAGTGAGTTTGCCATACAGGGAACCGATGCCCACAGCCTTTGTGAGTACAAGCTGAAAACAGCACTGGGGCAGGAAGTCAGCAGATCCCACGGAAAATCTTACGTACTTCAATAAAGAAATGGCGGACTGCGCGGATATGTATGTCCAGTATGTAATGGAACAGCTTGCGGCGGTAAAGGAAAAATGTAAAGATCCGTTGGTGCTGGTTGAACAGCGACTGGATTTTTCCCGATGGGTACCACAGGGTTTCGGTACCGGGGACTGCGTCATCGTGGCAGATAGAGTGCTTTCGATTATGGATTTCAAGGGGGGAATCGGCGTCTTAGTGGAAGCGGAGCGGAATCCGCAACTGATGTGTTATGCACTCGGTGCACTGAATTTGTTTGACGGCATCTATGATATCGAACAGGTGTCCATGACCATCTTTCCAGCCGCGTCGCGAAAACATCAGCACCTATACCATCCCAAGGAAGAACTGCTCTCCTGGGCAGACGATACGCTGAAGCCGACGGCAGAACTGGCGGCTAAGGGTGAAGGCGAGTTCAAGGCCGGAGAACATTGCCGGTTCTGCAAGGTGAAAGCTACCTGCCGGAAGCGGGCAGAATATAACCTGGAACTGGCCTCGGTATGATTTTACCATGCCATCCACGCTGAAAGATGATGAGATAGAAGCTATTCTCTCCAAAGCTGACATGTTGGTATCCTGGGCCAGTGATGTAAAGGAATATGCGTTGCAACAGGCGGTCAGCGGCAAGGAATGGCATGACTGGAAAATTGTCGAGGGACGTTCCAACCGGAGATATGTGAATGAACATGCGGTGGCGGAAACCGTTGAAAAAGCCGGATATGATCCGTATGAGTACAAGGTGCTGGGCATTACGGCTATGACAAAACTGCTCGGCAAAACAAAATTTGAAGACATGCTCTCGGGTTTCATTGAAAAGCCGCAGGGCAAGCCAACCTTAGTGCCGATGTCGGATAAACGTCCGGCTATACATACGGCAGCTAACGATTTTAAGGAGGACAACTAATATGTCAAAAAAATATGTGAATCTGACAAAAGTGATTACCGGTATCAATACAAGATGGTCGTATGCCAATGTATGGGATCCGAAATCAATAAATGGCGGCACACCGAAATATAGTGTGAGCCTTATCATTCCGAAAGACGATACCGTAACCGTCAACAAAATTAAGGCAGCTATCCAGGCAGCGTATAACGAAGGAGAATCCAAGCTGAAAGGCAACGGCAAGACCGTGCCAGCACTTTCTGTTCTAAAGACGCCGCTTCGTAATGGAGATATAGAACGACCCTGATGATGCAGCCTATGCCAACAGCTACTTTATCAATGCCAACAGTGCATCCGCCCCTGGCATTGTAGATGCAGGGTGTCAGCCTATTATCGAACGCAGTGAAGTGTACAGCGGCGTGTATGGTCGTGCTTCCATCAATTTCTATGCATTCAACTCCAATGGCAATAAGGGAATCGCCTGCGGCTTGAATAACCTGCAGAAGATTAAGGACGGAGAACCGTTAGGCGGGAAAAGCCGTGCCGAGGACGATTTTGCAACCGATGCTGATGATGATTTTCTAGCATAAGGAGGAAAACGGAATATGACGACAGTACAGAGTATGATGCTTGCGGTGTGTTTCGGTGCGGTGATGGGTTTTCTCATTGCAGATGTAGTGCTTCTCGTCCAAAATGCTATTGAAAATCGTAAGGAAAAGAAACGTCAAAAAAAAGAATCTGCTGACAAGGCAGCGTAATCAATGAACGGCAGGCGGTGGAGACAATACTTCGCCGCCTTGCTTGTATAAAGGATGATGACAATATGGGAAATATAACAACACTTTCCATTGATATTGAGACATATAGTGATGTGAATTTACAGAAGTGCGGGGTCTATAAATATGCCCAGTCCCCTGATTTTGAAATTCTGCTGTTTGGGGTATCGGTAAACGGTGGCGACGTCATGGTATATGATCTGGCGCAGGGAGATACAGTGCCGATGGAGATTATTATGGCGCTGACTGATAATACCGTAACCAAGTGGGCATTTAATTGTTCATTCGAGAGAGTCTGCTTATCTGTGTGGCTGCACCGAAACTATCCGATGCAGTTTCACAGCTATGGCGATAGCGAAGATACCGTTGGAAATTACCTTGACCCAGTAGCATGGAAATGCTCCATGATATGGGCGGCATATATGGGACTGCCCTTATCCCTTGCCGGTACGGGCGCGGTGCTGGGATTGGATGAGCAGAAAGTAAAGGAAGGGAAAGATCTCATCCGCTATTTCTGTATTCCCTGCAAGGCGACCAAAATCAACGGCGGCAGAACACGCAATCTGCCGGAACATGCTATCGACAAGTGGAACCTGTTTAAATTCTATAATAAGCGTGATGTTGAGGTGGAAATGTCCATACAGGACAGGCTGAAGAACTATCCTGTACCGGATTTTGTATGGGACGAATACCACCTCGACCAGGAAATCAATGACCGTGGGATTGCCCTTGATATGACGATGGTGGAAAATGCAATCGCTTTTGATGAAAAGTCCAAAGCGGAACTGGCGGAGAAAATGCAGGAACTGACAAATCTCGATAATCCCAATTCCGTAATGCAGATGAAACAGTGGCTTGCGGATAATGGCTTGGAGATGGACAGTCTTGGCAAGAAGGCAGTGGCACAGGCAGTCAAAACAGCACCAGCGGAACTGGCGGAGGTTCTGGCTCTAAGGCAGCAGTTATCCAAGTCATCCGTAAAAAAATATCAGGCAATGAAAGCTACTGCTTGCCAAGATAATCGAGCAAGGGGAATGTTCAAGTTTTATGGTGCCAACCGCACCGGGCGATGGTGCTTGACAGGAGATCATGAGATTTTAACAAAAGATGGTTGGGTACGGCTTGATGAATGGAATGGTGGATACATTGCCTGCTGGAATGCATCCAATGAGGCAATATCGTTTCAAAAGGCACAATCATTGGTTTTTGACTATGAAGGGCCAATGTATACCTATAAGGATGTACGAATTTCTCAATGTAGTACACCAGACCACAAAATGAGAGCAAAAGCTAGGTACGATGGTAATTGGGCAGATATGACTGTGGAAGAAATATCGCATAATTGTAGACCAATAATACCTTTTACTGGTTACAGATATCATCGTGGCTGTGCTAACCCAGCCTACTTTCGTGTCCTTATAATGACACAGGCAGATGCTAGCTATACTCATGATGGAGGCATAAAATACCACTTCAAAAAGGAACGGAAAATAGAACGATGTAAGTCATTGCTACGCAAAGCAGAGATAATTTTTAGCAGTCATACTTGGGCAGATGGTTCAACTACAATTGCTGTTCCAGCCAGAGCCGTTCCACTATGGCTTAGGCAATTCAGGGACAAGACATTTGGCTTTTGGCTACTAGATGAGAATCCGGATATTTTCTTTGATGAACTGCCACATTGGGATGGCTATCAGATAACATCAAATAGTATTCAATATTCCACCTGTAATAAACAAAATGCGGATATTGTACAAGCATTGGCTCATATGAGTGGTAGAAGTGCATCTATGCGTATAAAACACAGTTCTAATCCCAAATGGAAGGACGCGTATGTATTGAATATATGGCTATATCCTAAAAATTCTCACGAAATCATGTGTAAACCGACTATAGAAAATTATTCTGGAAAGGTTTATTGCGCTTCAACTACAACAGGCTATTTTTTAGTAAGACGAGATGGCAGGGTGTGGGTTACAGGCAACTCCGGCCGTAACGTGCAACTTCAGAATCTACCTCAGAATCATATGCCGGATTTAAAGCAGGCACGGGGTTTGGTGGAGTCCGGCAATTATGAAGCAATGGAGCTTTTATATGATGATATTCCCGATACCTTATCACAACTGATCCGCACAGCATTCGTGCCAAGAACCGGATATAAATTTGTGGTGGCGGACTTCTCGGCCATTGAAGCAAGGGTGCTTTCGTACCTTGCAAAAGAGAACTGGCGAACAGAGGTATTTGCCAATAACGGGGATATTTACTGTGCATCGGCATCTGCTATGTTCGGTGTGCCTGTGGAAAAGCATGGTGTAAACGGGCACCTCCGTCAGAAAGGCAAACAAGCCGAGCTTGCCTGTATAGCAGAAGGTCAATTAGTTCTGACAGATAAAGGGTTAGTACCTATTGAGAATGTAACCATGCAGCATAAACTTTGGGATGGTGAAACCTGGGTATCTCATGATGGAGTTGTATATAAGGGAGAAAGGGAGGTTATTAATTATGAAGGACTTACAGCAACAACCGATCACCTCGTTTGGGTTGAGGGGAAATCGGAGCCGATACAATTTGGAATTGCTGCCGCCAGCGGTGTACATCTCATACAAGCAGGAAATTATACAGAATGCTCAAGATGTGGTATTTCACAAACGCAAGAATTGGCGTCTAATATCCGCAAGGTTAGACTTTATGACATACGAAATGCCGGACAGCATCATCGTTTTACCGTATCGGGGAAACTCGTCCACAACTGTGGCTACGGGGGTTCGACAGGCGCTTTAAAAGCAATGGGGGCACTCGATATGGGCCTTGCGGAGGAAGAACTTCAGCCGTTGGTGGATTCTTGGAGAGTCGCAAATCCCAATATCGTGCGGTTTTGGTGGGATGTTGACAGATGCGTTAAGGATACGGTCAAAAATAGAGTATCGAGAGAAACACACGGTATCCGCTTCATTTACCAGAGCGGTATGCTGTTCATTCAGCTGCCAAGCGGCAGACGGCTTGCCTATGTGAAACCGCGCATGGGGGAGAACCGTTTCGGCGGTGAGGCTGTAACCTATGAAGGTGTGGGCGGCACAAAGAAGTGGGAACGAATAGAAAGCTATGGCCCAAAATTCGTGGAGAATATCGTTCAGGCAGTCAGCCGGGACATTCTGGCTTATGCCATGCGGACACTGTCGCACTGTTTTATCTGCGGCCATGTCCATGATGAACTTATTATTGAGTGCAGCATAGGTGTATCCATTGATGAGATTTGTGAGCAGATGGGCAGGACGCCGCCTTGGATTCCAGGACTGCTCCTCCGAGCCGATGGGTACGAATGCAGCTTTTATCAAAAAGATTAAAAATACGGTTCTTAAAATGCAGGGTTTTGTCCTTTCACTATTAGAGGGCAAAGCCCTACTTTTATGAAAGGCGGTATTTTTATGAAAGAATTGATACCGAAAGACCAATACGGCATTTTTGCCGACACCCATGACACAGCGAGGGTGGACAGCCTTTATGTGGCAGAGGCTTTTGAAAAAGAGCATAAGACGGTGTTGCGTAACATTGATGCCATTCTTGCTGAAGATTCCGGATTTAGCCCGGAGTTTGGTCGGCACAATTTTGAGCCGACCTCTTACAAAGACCAATGGAACAGAAAGCAGCGCTGCTATGCAATAACCCGTGATGGCTTTACGGCACTTGCAATGGGATTTACAGGCAAAAAAGCAGCTCAGTTCAAGGAACTGTACATCAAACGTTTCAACGAAATGGAGAAATTTATCAAAACGCTGGTGTCGGCAAGACAAGAATTCCCGCTGATTACGGAAAATATCAAGCTGCTCCACGAAAATCCCAAGCCGTATCACTATAGCAATGAATGCGATATGTTAAACCGTATCGTGCTGGGTATGACAGCCAAGCAGTTCAGGCTTGCCAATGGGATCGAAAAGGGAACGAGCATCAGACCCTATCTGGCTAAAGACCAAATTGATATGTTGGAAACATTGCAGAAAGTTGATGTGGGTCTGCTCGTAGCTTTTCCCAGTTATGAAGACCGTAAACGTCATTTGGAATGGTACAAAGCGAAATTAGAGGAGGACCGATAATATGTTTTATGTAAAGGAACAACTGAATGATACGGTAGGGATTTCCATTGAAATCAATGATGAGAATGTATTCTGCCGCTGCCCGCATTGTGGCTCGGAGATGCAGGTTGACCTGGCAGAGGTATTTGCCGATGGCAAGGTCGACCTTTTCGGTACATCGGTGTTGTGTGACAGCTGCGGCAAAAAGCTGGCGGGAGGTAAGCATGGTGGGTGTGAGCAGACGTAACAGTGAAGGGTATTCCGGATCCGACTACCTACGATGCCTTATCCCATATCGAACAGGAAGTGAAGGCGGCAAGAGCGTACCGGCCCATGATCTATGTATGCTCCCCGTTTTCAGGGGATGTGTCCGGGAACATTACCAATGCAAGACGATACAGCCGTTTTGCTGTGGAGCAGGGGTATATCCCTATCGCCCCGCATTTGCTGTTTCCCGCAGTTCCTTGATGATACCAACATAACGGAACGTGAACTGGGACTGCACTTTGGCAATGTACTGATGAGCCACTGCAGTGAGGTGTGGGTATTTGGAGACATCATATCAGTCGGAATGGATGCTGAAATCAGGAGAGCCAAAAGAAAGAATTATCACTTGCGCTACTTTGGCAGCGATTTAAAGGAGACGGTCAGATGAAGTTCACTTTATATACGGCAAATTGTACGGGCAATGCCAAGAATCAGCATCTATCCCGAATCAGGCTGACATTGCAAATGAAGAAGACTTTAAGGCTGCCATCTGCCGTGACCATGTCAGTGCGGAATATAAAAATTTCCATCGCTCCAATGCTGATTATATTGCAGGGAACGTAGGATGTCATGGACTGTGACAACGATCACTCGGATCATCCCAAAGACTGGATATATCCTGACATGTATCTAAGTGTTTTCCCGGATGTTTCTTTTATTGTTGTCCCGAGCCGCCATGACGGAAAGGTAAAAGGGAAAAAGTCAGCCAGACCGCGGCATCATGTCTATTTTCCCCATCAACCGACTGTTAGTGCAGAAGATTGTTCAGCATTAAAAAAGCGTATATATGCGGCGGCATCATTTTTTGATAATGGGGCGACAGATGCGGCGCGGTTTATGTATGGCTGTCAGTCTGGAAATATTATATGGCATGAAGGAAGCCGAACCATAGATGAATTTTTAGATGAGAAAGCCTTCTCTAATGTGGACAAGAAAACCATCACAGAGGGTTCTCGTAATAAAAGCATGAGCCGGTTTGCAGGGAAAATTGTCAAGCGGTATGGTTGCACGGAAGAGGCACATCATATTTTTATCGAGAAATCGCAAAGATGTACGCCGCCATTGGCGCAGGAAGAACTGGATACCATCTGGGACAGCGCCTTGAAATTTGGCAGGGATCTGGCAAGGCAGGATGGATATATTGTACCAGAGGAATATAACAAGGAACCGGAGTGGGAGATGCCCATTCCTTTTGATGAATACCATCTGCCGCCTTTTCCGCTGGATGCTCTGCCAAAGGCGATCGGTGATTATGTGGCAGCACTCTCGGAAAGCACACAGACACCAGGTTGATATGGCGGCTACCGCAGCCATTGCAATCTTGTCCGTATGCATGCAGGGAAAATTCAAAATCAGGGCAAAGCCTGGACTGGATAGAGCCTGTCAATGTTTTTGTGCTGAATGTCATGAATCCGTCCGAACGTAAATCAGCGGTCGAAAATGCCATGATACGGCCATTGAATGTATTTGAGTCAGAACGGAATACGCAGAATGCAGGCGGCAATCGAAACCAGCAAAATGCAGAAACGGATACTGGAACGCAGGCAGAAAGTGCTGGAAGATCAGGCATCCAAGGGCAAGGCGGATGCACAAGCAGGTCCGAAGAATGGCAGAGGAGATTGCTGGATATAAGGAAATGAAGCCGATGAAGCTGTATGTGGATGATATTACCACAGAAAAGCTGACGTCTGTGCTTGCGGATAATAACGGGCGGGCCGCCATCCTATCCACGGAAGGCGGGATTTTTGATACGCTGGCAGGTGCATATTCCAAAACCGTCAATATTGACGTTATGCTGAAAGGCTACTCCGGGGACAGCATCCGGGTGGACCGTATCGGCAGGAACAGTGAAAGCATTATGAACCCGGCACTGACGGTGCTGCTTATGGTACAGCCAAGCGTCCTTTCCGGCCTGATGCAGAACGGCGTCTTCCGGGGGCGGGGACTGAACAGCACGATTTTTGTACTGTATTCCCGGCATCCTTTGTAGGGAAAACGGAAATACCGTTCCCGGTCTGTTCCTGATGGTGTGTACCGGGAATATGAGCAGTGCATCCGGAACCTGCTGGAGGATGAATGTGAAAACGGGGAAGAAATCATCACCTTATCGCAGGAGGCAGATGCGCTGATAGAAGCCTTTGCCGAAAGGCTGGAGCCTGAGTTAAACAGAACCTACGCAGGACATTGTGGACTGGGCAGGGAAAGCTGGTAGGCAACATTCAGCGTATCGCAGCCCTGTTGTGCCGGGCATCCACATACAGGAACCATGACTTTTTAGCTGCACCGGATCCGCTTGTGGTGGACGGGGAAACCATGAAAAACAGCATCCGGATCGGAGAATATTTTATAGAACACGCAAGGGCGGCTTTTATGCTGATGGGTGCTGACCCGGTTATCAGCCAGAGCAAGAAGGTGATGGATGTGGTAACGAACAATAGGATGACGGAATTTACACGCAGGGACCTTATGAGGCTCTGCCGCAATTTCAAGAAAGCAGAGGATGTGCAGCCGGTCTTAACACAACTGGTGGATTACGGCTATATTGCACCGAAGGAAAATAAAAACTATTCGGGAAAAGGAAGGCCTCCTGCACAGACATATCTCGTCAATCCACATATGTACGAGCAGTGACTTTTGTCCTTTTTGTCCTTTCTGTCCCTATACCGTATGTAAATATATGGGGATATGTGTCCTTATAGTAACAGATACATATAGATACATATTTTTACTTATATTTATATTTATATTTTCATTCGTACACGCTATAGGACAGTGTGACAAAAAGGACAAAAATAGGAGGACTTTCAATGATGACATGTGGGAAGGAGTATGTGAAATGCGAGAAAAAGTAATCGAGCAGAAACTTGCGGTAGCAGTAAAACAAGCAGGCGGTATGGCACTGAAGTTTGTCAGTCCAGGATTTGATGGGATGCCGGATCGCATCGTTTTATTACCTGACGAACATATTGCCTTTGTGGAAGTAAAAGCGCCGGGAAAGAAGCCGCGTCCTCTTCAACTGGCGAGGCATCGTCTGCTGCGGAAGTTAGGATTTCAAGTTTATGTTATTGACAGTGCAGATCAGATCGGAGGAATGCTGGATGAAATTCGCCACATGAGTATCAGCAATATGCCATTTCTTATATTGAAAGCCATCCGACGGCTGCAGTCCTGTTGGATATGGGCCTTGGCAAAACAAGCATCGCGCTGACGGCAATCCAGGACCTTTTATTTGACAGCTTTGAGGTTCATCGCGTTTTAGTAATATGCCCGCTGCGTGTGGGAGCCGTATGGGCAAATGAAATACAGCATTGGGATCATCTGCATCAATTGCAATATATCGTGGCAGTGGGTACAGAAGCAGAACGATTGTCGGCACTGAAAGCACAGGCGGATATTTATGTCATCAACCGTGAGAATCGTACAGTGGCTGATTGAGAAAAGCAGGGATCCCCTTTTGATTTTGACATGGTGGTCGTGGATGAACTTGTCATCCTTCAAGAATTACCAGTCCAAGCGGTTCAAGGCACTTAATGAAGGCAAGACCGAAGGTAAAAAGGATCGGTGGGACTGACAGGTACTCCTTCCAGCAACGGTCCTGATAGGATTTATTTGCCGAGTTCAAGTTGTTGGATATGGGGAAGCGGCTTGGCAGATTCATCGGGCAGTACCGCAGCACCTACTTTACCTCGGACAAGCGGAACGGGCAGGTCGTTTTCAGCTACAGACCGCTGCCGGGAGCAGAGACGAGATATACAGAAAAATATCGGATATTTCTATTTCCATGAAATCCACGGATCACCTGTCTATGCCGGAACTCATCAGCAGCCAGTATGAAGTGCAGTTATCTGATGCGGAACGTAAACGGTACGAAGAACTGAAGAAGGATCTGGTGCTGCAGCTGCCGGACGGCGATGTTACCGTCGCCAATGCGGCATCCCTCACGATGAAACTTTCCCAGATGGCAAACGGTGCGATCTATTCTGATGACGGGACGGTGATTCCCATTCATGACCGTAAACTGGATGCGTTGGAGGATATCCTCGAAAGCGCCAACGGCAAGCCGGTGCTGGTGGCCTATTGGTTCAGGCATGACCTGACACGGATCCGGCAGCGATTTACCGTGCGGGAAATCAAGACTTCGCAGGATATAGCGGATTGGAATGCAGGGACGATTCCTGTTGCGGTTATTCATCCGGCATCCGCCGGACATGGACTCAACCTGCAGCAGGGCGGCTCCACGCTTGTTTGGTTCGGACTAACATGGAGTCTGGAGTTGTACCAGCAGACCAATGCCAGGCTCTGGCGGCAGGGGCAGACATCTGGAACCGTCGTCATTCAGCATATCATCACGAAAGGGACCATCGATGGACGCATCCTAAAGGCCCTGAAAGAAAAAAACAAGACCCAGGCTGCACTGATTGATGCAGTCCGGGCTAGCTTACGAGGAGGAAGCCTATGAGTGTTATCTGGAAGTATCTGAATAAACGAAGCGGTGCTATTGATGCCATCCGGGATTACGACAGCATGAACTTTATTATCGAAAACACCAGTGAGGATATCAAACAGGCATATGCTGCCATGACCAGCCTGCACCCGTCCGGCTTCGATGGGATGCCGCACTCCTGCAACCCGCATGCAGCAGAAGAACATATCATCTCCGGCTTGGCAGACATTGACATCTTAAAGGAACGGTACCGGCAGGCTATCGAATACATGGCGTGGTTCCGTCCTGCATGGGAGAAGTTAAGCAGTGACGAGCAGTATGTACTGGAAACCTTTTATGCCGATGAGGATGCACAAACGGGTGCCGTCTATGCCATAGCCGATCATTTTCACATCGAACGATCGTCTGCCTACAAAAGGAAGAATCGTGCATTGGATAAGTTTGCCATCCTTTTGTTTGGAAAGACATGATGTCCAAAATCGCGGACGCATTTGCCTGTTTTGCGTGGTATACTAATAGCATGAAAGTGTGAGAGAAGCCTTCGAGGGAGCAATCCTTTGGAGGCTTTTGCTATGTCTGGAGATGAACATTGTGCCTTGGAAACCAAAGAAACCGTGTGCCTACCCCGGCTGCAAGGAGCTGACCGTGAACCGGTACTGCGAGCAGCACCAAAAATTAATGGACAAACGTTATGACACGTACGAGCGCAACCCTGTCGTCAAGAAACGATACGGCAGAGCATGGAAGCGCATCCGGGACCGGTACATCGGAAAACACCCCTTATGCGAGATGTGTCTGAAGAACCACAAGACCACTCCGGCAACGGAGGTGCACCATATCCGTCCCCTCTCCCGCGGCGGCACCCATGACGAGGATAACCTTATGGCATTATGCAAGCCGTGCCACTCGAAGATAACCGCCGAGATGGACGACCGCTGGCATCATGCCAAAAAGGAATACCGCTATGAGTGACTACGCTTCGCCAGGAGGGGCGGTCAAAATCGCTGGCGCGCCGAAATGCTAGACCGGTGCTGGGGTCACACGCACAAAAATTGCAGTTCAAACGGGGGATTTACCGCATGGGAAAGGAGTTGAACAGACATGGCCAAGGACGGAACCAATCGCGGCGGCAGACGGATCCGCGCCGGGGACAAGCCGGAGGCGCTGGCCGATAAGATTGCCAAGGGAAAAGCAGCCACCATTATCGACCTGCCAACACCTACGTTAGAGGGCACCGAGTTACATGATGCCGCAGATCTCACCGGCGAGGATATGCCGAATCCCAGTGACTATTTGTCCGCCCGGCAGCGGGACGGCAAGCCGCTTGGTGCCGATGACCTGTTCCGCCAGACCTGGCAATGGCTGAAGGACCGCGGCTGCGAACGGCTTGTCAATCCCCGGCTGCTGGAAGCCTATGCCCAGGCATTCGCCCGGTATATCCAGTGCGAGGAAGCCATCAGCACGTATGGACTGCTCGGAAAGCATCCCACGACCGGTGGTGCCATTACCAGTCCGTTTGTGCAGATGAGCCAATCATTTCAAAAACAGGCGAACCTGCTCTGGTACGAGATTTTCGATATCGTCAAGCAAAACTGTACGGCGACTTTCGTAGGTACCCCACAGGATAACCTAATGGAACACCTGCTGCAGTCACGGAAAGGAAAATAACTATGGAACTGATTAAAAAGAACATACAAGACCTCATCCCGGCAGCCTATAATCCGAGAAAGGATTTGCAGCCGGGCGATCCGGAATACGAAAAGCTGAAACGCTCGCTGGACGAGTTCGGCTACGTCGAACCTGTCATTTGGAACAAGCGCACCGGCAACGTGGTCGGCGGGCACCAGCGCCTGAAGGTGCTCCAGCAGGAGGGCATCTCGGAAATTGACTGCGTCGTCATCGACATGGACACCGAAAAGGAAAAAGCCCTAAACATCGCCCTTAATAAAATCAGCGGCGATTGGGATACGGATAAATTAGCCCTACTCATTACCGATCTGCAGGGCAGCGACTTTGATGTATCGCTTACCGGCTTTGATCCGGCAGAACTGGACGACCTGTTCAAGGACGATATAAAGGATGGTGTACATGAGGATGACTTTGATGTGGATGCCGAGCTTAAGAAACCGGTATTTTCCAAGGCAGGTGATGTGTGGCAGTTGGGAACACACCGTCTGCTCTGCAGCGACAGCACCCAGCCGGAAACATACCAGCGATTGCTGCAGGGAACACCGGTCAATCTGGTGGTCACCGATCCGCCATATAATGTCAACTACGAAGGCCGGGCCGGAAAAATCAAGAATGACCATCTGCAGGACGACAAATTCTACCAATTCTTATATGATGCGTTTACCTGCATGCACACCGTCATGGCAGACGATGCCAGTATCTATGTGTTCCACGCCGACACCGAGGGACTTAACTTCAGGAAAGCCTTCTCGGATGCCGGTTTTTATTTGTCCGGCTGCTGCATCTGGAAGAAGCAGTCGCTGGTGCTGGGACGCTCTCCCTACCAGTGGCAGCACGAGCCGGTGCTTTATGGTTGGAAGAAGAAAGGAAAGCACGAATGGTACACCGGACGGAAGGAATCCACTATCTGGGAGTTTGATAAGCCGAAAAAGAATACGGACCATCCCACCATGAAACCGATACCGCTCCTTGCCTATCCCATCCTGAATTCCAGTATGACCGGCTGCACCGTGCTGGATCCATTTGGCGGCAGCGGCTCAACGCTGCTGGCCTGCGAACAGACGAAGCGACGCTGCTATATGGTGGAGCTGGATGAAAAGTTCTGTGATGTGATTGTGAAACGTTACATTGAGCAGGTCGGCTCGGACGAACGGGTAACCGTGACACGGAACGGGAAAACGTATACCTATACTGAAATGGAGGCAACATAATGCGTGTATGTATCAACCCCGGGCATGACCGGGAACGGGACAGCGGCGCGGTGAACCCAAACACCGGACTGCGGGAATGTGATGTGGCTGCTACGATTGGCAGTCTCGTCCAAACATATTTGGAGACGGCAGGCTGCGAGGTGCAGCTCCTGCAAAGTGATAATCTGGCAGGAGAAACACCGGATCTGCCCTTGCGTGGTGGATACGGCAAATGCATGGTCTGCTGATGTATTCGTCAGTTTGCACTGCAACTCCGACAGCGGCTACGCCCGCGGTACAGAAACGCTTATCTATACTAACGACAGCGGCTCGTCCCCACAGCTTGCCGCCTGCATCCAGTCGCAGATCGTGCAGAGTCCTCGGCACAGTGGATCACGGCCTGAAGGAACGGCCCAACCTCATCGTGTCTGAAGGACACCACGATGCCCGCCGTCTTGGTGGAAACAGCTTTTATTGATAATGAGCAATGATGCCGCGCTGCTCACGAATAACGCGGATGATTTCGCCCGGGCCATTGCCCGCGGCATAACAGATTTTGAAGGGAGATACTAAAATGGATATCGAAACGATTAAGAACGAACTCAAGGAACACATTCTGGACTCGGTGCAGGAGGATGCCAAGAACGCCACCATTTCCTGGCTCCATACAACGGTGCTTCCGGCAGCCAAGGAAGTAGCGGATGCCTACACAGCCGCCTTGCAGGAATCTGCCGGCAAGGAAACCGGCTGGAACAAAGTTCCGCGACCAGTGCTTTCTGCCGACGCTGATTGACAGCGGTCTGTGGCTGACCGGAAAGTTGCTCGGTAAAATGGTCGGTAGTACAAGAATAATACGTGTAATTTGTGGTATAAACCCCTTGCTATAGTTGCCGGTTAGAGTGATATATGTACATGACAAAAAAGAAAGGGGTTTACTACCATGAAAATTTTGTACCATGCACAAGGAAAAACACGTAAGGAACTGGCGGATGCCATCAGCACCATTACCGGAGCCGCCAAAGTGTATCAGGGGATTCCCAGCTATGCCTATGAGATTGACTGCTTTACTGTTGACCGCGACGGCAATCTTAATTTTGATGACAGTACAGAAACTAAGGATTTACTCGAGAAACTCGACAGCATGGGATTCCATGCCGATCCAGCCGAACCAATAGAGAAAGAACCTGACGATTCGGCGTCTAAGCAGGAGAACATAGACGACTTGGTGATTGCCATGCCGCGCTCCTTCTTCACCGATACGGCACTGGAAAACCTAAAGAAACTGATCCAGGCCAAGAGCAATCTTATGCTAAAAGTTTTCCAAACTGATGTGCTGCGCATGCAGGTAACGGAGGATAAAGTGCTATTCCCTTGGTTCACCGGCTGCCCTGGATGCCGATACGGTCAAAGCCTACACCCATTTCATTACGGCGCTCTGCCATCTGGCAAAGAAGCAGAAACGGGTGCTGGCAACGGAGCACCCATCCACCAACGAGAAATACGACTTCCGCTGCTTTCTGCTCCGGCTTGGTTTTATCGGCAAAGAATACAAGGACGAACGGAAGCTGCTCCTGCAGCACCTTTCCGGTTCCTCGGCCTTTAAAAACGGCAGAAAGGAACATAATGATGAGATATCCGAATAAGGAACGGCTGGAGCAACTGCGCAGTGCATATCCTGACGGAACGCGGATTGTACTGGTGCAAATGGACGATGCCCAGGCTCCGCCGATCGGCACAAAGGGAACGGTTGTCGGTGTGGATGACACCGGCAGCCTGCTGGTGCATTGGGACAACGGCAGCACGTTGAACGTGCTGTACGGCATAGACCGCTGCCTTATAATCAGAAAGAAATAATCACACATATCATATTTGTATACCAAGACTGCCCACTTCGGCGGTCTTTTTTGTTGCCGCAAAGGAGGTGACGCTGCTTGCGGAAGTTGAAACGCTATCGATCTACGAAGTTCAGGGCCAAAGATTCCAAATACAACAAGACCATGGCGGACTATGCCGTGTCCTTTATCGAATGCCTCTGCCACACCAAGGGCACCTGGGCCGGTAAACCGTTTGAACTGATCGACTGGCAGGAGCAGATCATCCGTGATGTGTTCGGCATCTTAAAGCCGAACGGCTACCGGCAGTTCAATACCGCCTACATCGAGATTCCCAAGAAGCAGGGCAAGTCGGAACTGGCGGCAGCGGTAGCCTTGCTTTTATGCTGCGGTGACGGGGAGCAACGCGCCGAAGTGTATGGCTGCGCCGCCGACCGCCAGCAGGCATCCATTGTCTTTGAAGTGGCGGCGGATATGGTGCGGATGTGTCCGGCCTTATCCAAGCGGGTGAAACTCCTGGCTTCGCAGAAGCGGATCATCTACCTTCCCACGCACAGTTTTTATCAGGTATTATCCGCCGATGCCTACAGCAAGCACGGTTTTAACGTAAGCGGCGTGATTTTCGATGAGCTGCACACGCAGCCGAACCGAAAACTGTTTGATGTCATGACCAAAGGCTCCGGCGATGCCCGGACGCAGCCGTTGTATTTCCTTATTACGACAGCCGGAACGGACACCCATTCCATTTGCTATGAAACCCATCAAAAGGCACTGGATATTATCGCAGGCCGGAAGATTGATGCCACCTTCTATCCGGTGATATACGGGGCCAAGGATACCGACGACTGGACGGATGTCAAGGTGTGGAAGAAAGCCAATCCCTCGCTCGGCATTACGGTCGGCATGGACAAGGTCGAGGCGGCCTGTGAATCCGCCAGACAGAACCCCGCCGAGGAGAATGCATTTAGACAATTGCGCCTGAACCAATGGGTCAAGCAGGCAATCCGCTGGATGCCGATGGACAAGTGGGATGCCTGTGCGTTCCCCGTACAGCCGGACGAATTAAAAGGACGCGTCTGCTACGGCGGACTGGACTTATCCTCCACAACGGATATTACAGCTTTTGTGCTGGTGTTTCCGCCGCAGGATGAAGCAGACAACTATGTCGTGCTTCCCTACTTCTGGATACCGGAGGAAAACGTATCATTGCGCGTCCGGCGGGATCATGTTCCTTATGATGTATGGCAAAAACAGGGATTCCTGCACACGACGGAAGGAAACGTCGTCCATTACGGCTACATCGAAAAGTTCATCGAAACCATGGGCGAACAGTACAACATCCGCGAGATCGCTTTCGACCGCTGGGGCGCGGTGCAGATGGTACAAAATCTCGAGGGAATGGGATTTACCGTCGTCCCGTTCGGACAGGGGTTCAAAGATATGAGTCCTCCCACCAAGGAACTGATGAAGCTGACGCTGGAAAAAAAGATCGCCCACGGCGGCCATCCAGTACTGCGCTGGATGATGGATAATATCTTCATCAAATCCGATCCGGCTGGCAATATCAAGCCGGACAAGGAGAAATCCACCGAAAAGATCGACGGTGTCGTGGCTACGGTCATGGCACTCGACCGTGCCATCCGCTGCGGCAACGACAACAGCGAAAGTGTATATGACCAAAGGGGGTTATTGATTTTATGAGTATATTCCAACGTATATGGGGCAAAAAGTCACGCGATAAACCGAAAAACTACCTGTCTACGGCCTTTACGTTTCTGTTCGGTCCGACCTCCTCCGGCAACGTGGTGACGGAACGGACGGCCATGCAGACAACGGCGGTCTATGCCTGCGTCCGAGTACTGTCTGAGGCTATTGCCGGACTGCCACTTAATCTATACCGGTATACACCAGATGGCGGCAAGGAGAAAGCCATCAACCATCCATTGTACAACCTGCTTCATGATGCCCCCAATCCGGAAATGACGAGCTTCATCTTCCGGGAAACGCTCATGAGCCACCTGCTGTTATGGGGCAATGCCTATGCACAGATCATCCGGAACGGCACCGGGCAGCCGATTGCACTGTACCCGCTGCTGCCCAGCAAGATGGATGTCAGTAGGGCCGCCAACGGTCAGCTTATCTACACCTACTCCAAAGATTCGGACGAGTTCGGTGCGGATAACCGCTGCCAGCAGATTGTCCTGTCGCAGGATGAGGTGCTGCATGTTCCGGGACTTGGGTTTGACGGACTCATCGGCTACAGCCCAATTGCCATGGCCAAGAATGCCATCGGTATGTCGCTGGCAGCCGAGCAGTACGGCGCATTGTTCTTTCGCCAACGGTGCTACACCGGGCGGCATCTTAGAGCATCCGGGCATCGTGAAGGATCCGGTCAAATTGCGGGAAAGCTGGCATGCCCAATTTTCCGGCACGAACCGGCACAATGTAGCCGTGTTGGAGGAAGGCATGACCTTCCAGCAGCTATCCATCCCGCCGGATCAGGCGCAGTTCCTCGAAACGCGGAAGTTCCAGATCGACGAAATCGCCCGTATCTTCCGGGTGCCGCCGCATATGGTCGGGGATCTGGAAAAGTCCACCTTCTCCAATATCGAGCAGCAGTCGCTGGAATTTGTCAAATATACCCTTGAATCCCTGGTGCGTCCGCTGGGAACAGGCCATGAACCAGCAGTTGGTGCTGCCGTCGGAACGCTCGCAGGTCTTTACGAAGTTTAATGTGGACGGTCTGCTGCGCGGCGACTACCAGAGCCGCATGAACGGGTATGCGATCGGCAGGCAGAACGGCTGGCTCTCCGCCAACGACATCCGGGAGCTTGAGGATATGAATCACATTCCTGCCGAACAGGGCGGCGATACGTATCTGGTCAACGGTAATATGCTGCCGCTGGACAAGGCAGGAAAATTTTATACCGAAAGCGAGGGGAAAAACCCATGAAGAAGTTCTGGAACTGGAATACCGATGACGATACCGGACGCATCCTTACCATTGACGGCACCATTGCCGAGGAAAGCTGGTTTGATGACGACATAACGCCGAAACTGTTTAAAAACGAGCTGGCATCCGGACAGGGCAATGTCACCTTATGGCTGAACTCGCCCGGCGGCGACTGCGTAGCGGCCAGCCAGATCTATGCCATGCTGATGGATTATGCCGGGCAGGTCCATGTCAATATCGACGGGATTGCGGCTTCGGCTGCCTCCGTGATTGCCATGGCAGGCACGACCGTCAATATGGCACCGACCGCACTGATGATGATTCACAATCCGTTCACGATCGCCATGGGTGATACTGATGAAATGGAACGGGCCATCTCTATGCTGTCCGAGGTCAAGGAATCCATTATTAATGCCTATGAATTAAAGACCGGCCTTTCCCGCACCCAGCTATCCCATCTAATGGATGCCGAGACCTGGATGAATGCAGGAAAAGCAATCGAGCTTGGTTTTGCCGACAGTATTTTAACTGATAGTGATAGTAAACAAATGCATGATGCTGCCAGTATGGGAAGCTATTCTTTTTCTCGGCGGCAGGTCACCAATGCATTACTCAATAAGGCCATCGCCAAGCAGACCAAGCCAACACCGGCAGCAAACAAAACAACTATATCCGTAGCGTCGCTGCAGCAGCGGCTGTCGCTCTTAATACATTAAATGGAGGTACCAATATGAGTAAATTATTAGAACTGCAGGAAAAACGCGCTACTATCTGGGAGCAGGCCAAGGCATTCCTGGATGAAAAGCAGGCAGCCGGTGACACGCTTTCCACCGAGGATGCCGCCACCTATGACAAGATGGAAGCCGATGTCATGGCGCTGGGCAAGGAAATCGACCGACTGAAAACGCAGGCGGCCATTGATCTTGAATTAAGCAAGCCGACTTCGAGTGCTATCGTCAACAAGCCTGCAAAGCAGGATACAACGAAGCATGGCAGGTTCAGCGACGCCTATGCACCCGCCTTTTGGGACAGCATGCGCGGCAAGTCCCGTCCGGAAATCCGCAACACCTTAAAGGAAGGGGCCGATCCCCAGGGCGGCTACCTCGTACCGGACGAATTTGAACGGACGCTGATCCAGATGCTGGCTGAGAAAATGTGCTGCGCTCCCTGTCCCATGTGATCCAGACTGCCAGCGGCGACCATAAGATTCCGGTCGTTGCCAGCGAAGGAACCGCTGCATGGACGGATGAAGAAGCCGCCTACACCGAAAGCAACACCACCTTCGGCCAGGTGTCCATCGGGGCGCATAAGCTGGGTACGCTCGTCAAGGTATCCGAAGAACTGTTGAACGATTCAGCCTTCGACCTGGAAGGATATATGGCGCAGGAATTCGCCAGAAGGCTGGGCAATGCCGAAGAAGAAGCCTTCCTTACCGGCACCTGGAACGGATCGTCCGTCCGGCATCCTCGTTGATGCCGCCGGTGCTTCGGATGGCTCGACTGCCGCCTCTGCTACGGCGATTACCTTTGACGATTTGATCGAGTTGTACTATTCGCTCCGCGAACCGTACCGCAAGTCGGCTACATTGCTGCTGCATGAAAGCACTGTCAAGGCCATCCGGAAGCTGAAGGATACGCAGGGCCAGTACATCTGGCAGCCTTCCGTCAGCGCCGATGTGCCGGATAAGATTCTGAACTGCCCGGTCGTTACCAGCCGGTATATGCCGCAGATGGCAGCCGATGCCAAGACGGTGCTGTTCGGTGACTTTTCCTACTACTGGATTGCCGACAGGCAGGGCCGCACCTTTAAGCGTCTGAACGAATTATACGCGGTTACCGGTCAGGTCGGTTTTCTCGGCTCCCAGCGTGTCGATGCCAAGATCGTATTGCCGGAAGCCATCAAGACGCTCAAACAGGCCAGCAAATAACAGAAGGAAGGTGGCAGCATGGCAGTAACACGGGACGAAGCTAAATTATACCTGCGTATTGATAATGATGTAGAGGATGCTTTGATCGACAATTTGATTCAGTCCTCCACGACGACGGTGGAAAATGTACTGCGCCATCCGTTAAGCGACTACACGACGCTGCCGGAGGACATCAAGACGGCCTATCCTGTATGGCGTGGCCTATCTGTATGAGAACCGGGATACGGCGGACTTCGATGCCATGATCAAGCTCATGCGGGCCATGCTGTTTTCCTATCGGGATGAGGTGTTCTGATGGATATCGGGGAAATGAAGCAGCGGATCGAGTTTATGGTGGAGGAGAATGTCTCTGATGGGCAGGGCGGGTATGACAGCACCCTGGTCAGCAAGGGCAGTACCTGGGCCAAGGTGACCAATATCCACGGCGGGGAGTATTTCTTCGCCTGCTGCTGTTCATCTGGAAAAGGATGTGTCGTTTGTCATCCGGTACCGCTCGGATATTTCGGAAAAATGGTTCATCAAGTTCCGTGGGCAGAAGTACAACATCCAGTTTATCGATAATGTAAAATATGGGGACCAGTATCTTGAAATCAAGGCTACCCTGGCGGGGTGATGAGAATGACCTGGAATGAAATACGAATCGGGTGCGCGGCAGTCGGTGCCTGGCTTGGCTGGTTCATCGGCGGCTTTGACAATCTGCTCTATGCCCTGCTGACGTTTGTCTGTCTGGATTACATCACGGGTGTGTTATGTGCCTGCCGGGAACGGCAGCTATCCAGTGAGATTGGTTTTATGGGCATCTGCCGGAAGGTGCTTCTTTTTGTACTCGTCGGTGTGGCCCATACGCTGGATGTGACAATGCTCGGTTCCGGCAGCGCCTTACGGACTGCCACCATCTTGTTCTACTTATCCAATGAGGGACTTTCCATTGTGGAAAATGCTGCACGGATGGGACTTCCCATACCGGATCGGCTGCAAGAAGCATTGAAGCAGCTACGAAAATAA